CATATGTACTGGTGGATGCACATGGCGCGCAATAACGAACAAATTATTATAATGGAACACGATGCATATTGTAGAGATATAAGCAAGTTTGAGGCGCTGGTCGATCAAATTGATGATCATGTGTTATGGAATTGTGGTATTGCAGCAGAATGCTACACTATGAATTCTAGCTTCGCTAAATATCTAAGAAAGTTATACCTGGAGGATAGAGTCTCTATATCATCAGGACCGATGGCTGAGATGTTCTACCACATTAACATCTACCACGATAAGATGGTAGCTCTAGGACAAGATATAAAGCCTACATTATGGCCTACTGAGCGACGTTATACGAAGAGAACGAATCAAATACGTTCTGCTAGAAAGCCTATCGACTGTCTTTGTAAAGCTAACAAATTTAATGTGGAGTCGGCACCTGTAACTCAGTGCTTCAACATTAGCGTTGGTAGCACTATAGAGCATCCACTGCCAATTAACTTGAAACACAACCCAGATGTGGAGTTTATAGATGATGAACGTTTCAGCCAACTACTCAAAGATTCCAGCTTCCAGTAAGATACACGAAACAGCACGGATAAAGTGTAGCACATTCGTACTTGGAGAAAACTGCTACATTGGTCCTAATGTAACTATCACATGCAACCACTTTGTTGCTGGCGACTATTTGTACATTCCTGGCAATGTAGACATTGGAAGAGGTGGATGCAATGGACCTAATTCCAACGTAACTATTGGAAGCGGAGTTGGTATTTTTGAAGGCGTTGTTATCAATCCATCCGAAAATGTAACTATTGGTGACGATGTTGGCATTGGTGCTGAATCTCTTTTGTGGACCCACGGTGCTTGGTTGAATGTCCTCGATGGCTTTCCTGCTTCGTTCGAATCTGTTTCTATTGGTAGTCACGTATGGCTACCTGCTAGATCGATTCTGCTTCCAGGTTGCAAAATTGGCGACAACTGTGTTATTGGCACTGGATCCATTATCACTAAAGACATACCGTCAGGATCGCTAGCAATGGGATCCCCGTGCAAGGTAGTTAGAGAAAATGCCTATCCAATTGTGTTAGCTACAAGTTCGAAGGTGAAAATCATCAACGAGATCTTAGATATCTGGAAAAATGATCTGTTACCTCATAAAGGCATCAACAGTAGATTTGTTGACGTCTCGTGCAATGTTAAAGATGATCAAATAACAATCAATCTAGAATACAAAAACAAAATGACGTTCGATATAAATTCTATGACGCACTCTGAGTTAGATGATGTTGGTGAAGATCTCAGAGACTTTATGAGACGTCGTGGTATCAAATTCTTCACCGGTAAACCATTCAAATCAATTCCTCCACTGTACGAGAGAGAACTATGAAATTCGTTAATCTACGAAGAGTACTTGTAATATCCCCTCATCCAGACGACGCTGAGTATTCAGTTTCTGGTACCGTTGACAAATACCAAGACACAACGTTTTATTTGTTGACGCTATCGCCGGGTGGCAACTTTGACGATTCAACAGGAGCAAATAGACTTTTGGAGTCTAGAAATTTCTGGAACAACTTCAAGAACGTTATCGTGCTCGACCCAGTTAGTCCAAGTAAGTCGCTTGCTGATGTGACCCAAGACGCTCTAATCAATACCATTGATAAACACTCGCGCCTACTACAGTTTGATGGTATAATGTGTCCTCCTAACCTCGACTCCCATTTTGAGCACAGGATGGCTCATGAAATAGCCAGAGCCGTTTGTAGATTCGGAGCACGATCATTGATTGAATACAACACACCTTCAACATACAGCGAATGGGGAGCGAATGTATTTGTTGATATTAATGATTTCCTGGGGACTAAAATGGACATGCTAAAGCAGCATTTCGTATCTCAGTTGGATAGATTGTACTTTGAAGATGACATAATTGAAGACTTCCATTCAGATTTCTTCTGCAGCAAGCGAGGGCTCGGTCGTGTTGAAAAGTTCAAGGTTGACTTTTTGATGGCGTAGGTGTATAATCCCATAAAACAGATGGAGATCTCTTATGCGCAAGAAGCGGACGTTAACCGAAGAACAGAAACAAGCAGCAGCCGAACGATTAGCAAAGGCTAGAGAAAAGCGTATGGCTGCCAATCCACCTCAGTACTCAAACTACTGTTCAGAAGTAGTGGGTCTGCCAGAAGACCATCCAATGTCGTTTAAGAAAGTTCGGCAATGGATCAAAAATGCTAAGTCGAGAGCGACTGCAGAAAAGTATAGCTACAAAGCTGGTGACAACAAAGCTCTGGCTCGTAGTATGGTGTGGACCAACTACTGCAATCAACTAGAACACTACTTACGTTCTGGCGATTTCATTGGCAGGTACTATGGCGAAAACATGGAGTACAAGATTAAGTCTCGATGTGCGGCGATGGCATACTTTCCAAACGGTAAGCCCAAGCGAGAGTTTGGTGTGTGGTATTCTGACGTTAATGGCGAGTGGACTCCTGAGATGGAAAATGATGAGCGCGAAAGATTTGGCATGGAGCGATTGCGTTATAACGAACGTGGTTACCAATTGATTGACGGCGATGATGAAGAGTACGTCAAGCCGTCAAAGAAGAAGAAGAGAGAGTTGACGCCAGAGCAAAAACAAGCGCTAGTTGAACGATTAAAAAAAGCAAGAGAGAGCAAGGCAGCCAAAACAAATGCAGCTAAATAATAGCATGGGTAAAGTATTGCAGTTCCCTACCAGGGGCGACCTTGGCAGACAAATCCAAAACGAAGAAGAACGACAGCGGAAGGTCAAAGAGTATCAAATTGACTTTTGCTTAACTTCTTCTATCGAGTTGGCATATGAAGTTTTTGATGGCATGGAGGCTCGGGGCCTCGATCTATCCAAAAACAAGCAATTGGAAATAGACATGCTAATGGTCTGTGAGGCTATCAAATCTGCAATGCTTAGATCTTGTGACATTAACCATCCCCTACAAGCAATCACCTCTCAAATTATAAGCAAACAAGAAGCCAGCTTGTTCAAGGCTTCATACGATCAAGATCAGACAGAAGAGGAAGAAGATAGTTGACTTTGTTCAGACATTATAGTATAATGTCGTTTTGATATGGATAAGAGGTTACTTTATGATATTGGTGGATCTAAATCAGGTAATGATTTCGAACCTGATGGCACAACTAGGAGCGTACACAAACGTTCGTGTTGAAGAAGGCTTGTTGAGACATATGGTTCTCAACGCTCTCAGACTTTACAGAAACAAATTCAATTCAGAGTATGGAGAGCTAGTTATTTGTTGTGACGACAAAGACTACTGGCGCAAATCAATCTTTCCCTACTACAAAGCACATCGCAAAAAGGCTCGTGAGGAATCAGACTTAGACTGGGCTCAAATCTTTACCTGTCTCAACGCAATCCGCGACGAACTCAAGCAAACGTTTCCATACAAACACATTCAGGTTCCTCATGCTGAAGCTGATGATATTATTGGAACCTTGTGCTACGAATATGGTCGTCAGGTAGTAAATAGCGATGTCGAGAAGATCATGATTCTATCTGGCGACAAAGACTTTATGCAATTGCAGAAGTTCGCTAACGTGCATCAATACGACCCAATCAGAAAGAAGGAGCTGAAAACTAAAACGCCGGACCGTTACCTCGTTGAGCATATTCTCAAAGGCGACAGGGGCGATGGAATTCCAAACTTCCTCTCTCGCGGTGATGTATTTGTTACTGGGGGACGACAGAAGCCACTACGTCAATCTGTCATAGATAATGTATTGTCAGCAGATTGGCCTGAAGAGTGGACAGGCATGACAGAAGAGTACTTATTCAATTTCAATCGCAATAAGCGGCTTGTTGATCTTTCTCAGACGCCTGAAGAAATTAAGATAAATATACTCGAACAGTTCAATAAACAACCCAACAATCGTAGTGGCTTATTTAACTACTTCGTAAGAAATAAGCTAACGAATTTGATGGAAAACATAGGTGAGTTTTAATTATGGCCAAGTTAGGAATGGGCGAAATCTTTGCTCTAATCAAAAAAGAAAAATCAACAAAAGCAAAAGCAGAGCTGCTACGTAAGTACGACAGCAAGATCCTTCGTGGCATCTTGGAATTGGCGTACGATGTACGTGTAGAGTGGGCGCTACCAGAAGGGATGCCTCCATACAAGCCTCTTGAGAAGTCTATGGACGCGCAAGGATACTTGTTAGCAGAAATGCGTAGAATGTATTTGTTCCTCAAGAACGGTAATCCCAACCTCACAGCACTTCGTAGAGAACAGTTGTTCATCAGTCTGCTTGAAGAGATAGATTGCGATGATGCTGCATTGATTGTAGAATGCAAGAACAGAAAAATTGAAGGTGTCCCTAAGAAGTTGGTGCTCGACACGTTCCCCGACTTCCTAACGGACGATCAAAATAGACCCCCAAAGAAATAAGGTAATTCATGCCAATTTATTCTTTCGAAGATTCGAAGACGGGAGAGGTGTTTGATGCAATGATGAAGATGGCTGAACGCGATCAATTCCTTGCAGACAATCCTCACGTCAGGTCGATCATAACAAAAGCTCCTAGTCTCGTAAGAGGCAGTGGCGGTGTCAAGACTGATGCTGGCTGGAACGAAGTTCTATCCAAAGTTTCAGAAGCGCATCCAGCTAGTGATCTAGCTCAGAGACACAGAAGGCGTACAGCTAAAGAAGTTGCTACAACTAATGCTGTAGAAAAATGGCGAAAGAAGACTGGCGGCATTACCTAAAGTGGAAAGACTTACAAAGAGACAACGCAGATCTCTGCGGCAGCAGGACGTTCTTACAGAAGAGAATCATCTCAACCCTCAAAAGTTTCGATTGTCCAACGTTAATGCTAAGACGTACTCTCAAAAGAGGGCAGTCGAAGCCTACTGTAACGGGCAACATCTGTTGCTCCATGGGTATGCAGGAACCGGTAAGACGTTTCTAGGAATGTACCTAGCATTGTCTGATGTTGTGGAGTCTCGTTACAAGAGATTGGTGATAGTTAGATCTGCTGTTCCTACAAGAGACGTTGGTTTCTTGCCTGGAACGCTAACGCAGAAAATGGAGATTTATGAACTACCTTACAAGTCAATCGCAAACAACCTCTTCCGTAGAGGAGATGCTTATGACATACTTAAAAATAAAGATATGCTCCAATTCATATCTACAAGCTACGTTCGTGGAACCACTATTGATGATTGTGTTGTGCTGGTTGATGAGATTAACAACATGACGTTCCATGAGCTTGATTCTATCATTACTCGTATGGGTGAAGATACCAAGCTCATTATGTGTGGTGACTTCCGTCAAAGCGATTTAAGGTTCAGTGACGAACAACAAGGTCTAGGTAAATTTATGGATATCCTTGATACGATGTCAGCCTTCGAGAGGATAGAATTTACACAACATGATATTGTAAGATCGCCTCTCGTAAAAGAATATATCATTGCTAAAACTGAAAAGGGTTATGCTTAGTGTTTAATTTAGATCTAGTACCTCTGGAAAGACTAAAGCGTACGTCTGTAGATGGCCAGAGGATGTATGAAACACCAGAGGGATTATACTACCCTTCAGTAACGACAATCACCTCTCAGCTAAACAAAGATAAGATTGTGCAGTGGCGAGCTCGAGTAGGCGAAGCTGCAGCCAACAAAATATCTGCCCAAGCATCTTCAAGAGGTACGTCTGTCCATAAGCTATGTGAAGACTATGTGCTTAACAAGCAGATGGAAGAGAAAGTCATGCCGTCGAACAAAGATATGTTCTTGGCTATCAAACGTCATCTAGATGACAACGTCAACAATATCAGAGCAGTGGAAGGGTTCCTTTACAGTAACTTCTTACGAACGGCTGGTCAGGTAGATCTCATTGCCGAGTACAAAGGTAAATTGGCTATCATCGATTTCAAGACGTCTAGGAAGTATAAGAAGGAAGAGTGGATTGAAAACTACTTCATCCAAGAATCTGCATACTCTTTTATGTTTGAAGAAAGGACTGGGATTCAGGTTCCATTGCTGGTTACTATTATCGCTGTGGACAATGAAGCTGAACCCCAGGTGTTTGTGAAGGGCCCTAAGGAGCGTAACGCCTTTCTAATGAAGTTTATAGACTTGCGACGAGCCTACGACGCTACTTCCTAAACAA